GATATCCGCCCCCAGCTTCTGAAATCCCTGCTGAATGTAATGCCCCTGTTGCGGCATCTGCGGATTAACGCTGGCCTGAGCCGGTGGTATTCTGAGCAATTGAGGCATATTTACGTTCCGCTGGAGTACATTTGGGCGAGCGCCGATCGGTTCCAGGACGGTGCCGCCGGCGCCACTGGCCGCTTGATATCGAACGAATTCCAGCCGCCAGGATTAAGCGCCACGGTCTTCAGCGCATTGCCCTTCTCTCCCTTCGGCGCGTTGGCGATCTTCAGCGCGTCATGGATGGCCGGATGGTTGAGTTGCATCTCAAACCCGATCAGTTTTTGGGGCAGGTCTTTCATATTACGGACCCCGCACAGTACTCGGGCCCCAACCTGTTCCCATCGAGCCGCGAGCCATGGAGTTGCTCGACAGTTGAAACCCCTTGCCGAGTATCGATCCGAAAGAGCCGATGGCGCTACCGATCGCGCTCTGGCCGGCTTGCTGGCCCTGCGCCTTGGCACGCAAAATATCCCATCGGGTATTGTAATCCTCCAGGGACTTTTTCTTGCCCAGGTTGAACGCATTGTAAAGCTCGTTTTCCAACGGGGAGCCGCTATCGGATGCAACGCCACCAGCCTCGGTCCGGACGGCATTCTTTGCCATTAGCTCGGTGCCCTGGCGTTCAAGGGCGGCCTTGTTCTGCTGGCCCATATAGGTGTAGGCGTCCGCTTCGTTGCTGGCCTGCTTGCTGGCTGATCTCGTCGACATCACCGCATCGGCCACTGTGCCCGCTATGGCCACCCCTTGAGCCACTGTGCCGATCGTAGCGGCCGTGCTGGCCGATATGACACCCGCCGATACACCAGCGGACGCTGCCCACCCTGCAATGGCAGGCAGGGCCATCCAATGGCATAAATTGGGCGACTCGTCGTAGTCAGCGAACTCGTTATATGAACGAAGTCTCATTTTTCACACCACCTGCAACCCACGCAAACCTCACGAAATCTTGGTTATCTCTGTATTTACACATTTTGCCTTCCCAAACGAAGCCCAAAGACGATAACCACGAACAATACTTAGGCTGAGCCAACGTTTCAGCTTCCAATCTTACGAGCCCCATCGCTTGACGTAGCAAGGGGATCTGAATTTTAGCGTGTTTGGTGATCTGGCGCATAATAAACTGGCTGTTTGCCGCCTGCTCGGTGTGCAGAGACCAGGCTTTGCCGACATTATCCCATAATCGCATGATTCCGCCGGCCGCCACCGGTTCGCCGTCTGCGAATAAGCAGAGCCCGGGCCCCATCATGCGCAGAGTATTCTGAAATTTATCAGTTGCCCCCATCTGGTGAAGAAATTCCAAGCGGAGCACTTTTAACTGTGTTCTCATTTGAGCGTGCGATCTCCACTCCGTTTTTAAACCGTTAGCTTGGTTCGTCTGCATAAGCTACTTGGCCAGAAATTCCGACGACGGTCATCGGGTATGGCTGATTCTGCACTATCGTCAGCGCGCCGTCGTACTGGTCTTCCGTCTCCACGTTCTCAATTTTCGCCAACCCTGAAAACATTCTCGCCCCCCCGATCCCGGTTTGCGCCTTCAATGGCTTGCCGTTGATCAGCCCGCCAATGGTGTCCTTCAACCGGACAAACACGATCTTCCACATGCGTTTCAAACAATCCGTCACTTCGTTCGGGATCGAGGGCCTGAGCGTTGTGACCGTGGCATTGTAATGCAAGCCTACTTCGTATGTCGTATCTCCTTCCGGCACATCTTCGATAGCGAGAGTTACTACCCCACCGGTTACGATTTTTTGCGCAACCGCACTTCCGCCAATCACGACGTCGACTGTCTCGCCCTCAAGATGCGGCACGGCGATCGTGGTTGCGCCGGCCAAGATCGTCCCGGTCACAGCGCAGTCAGTGTGCAACGAAGTCCAGCCACGCGCTGAAAGCGCCGTCTCGTTGTCCTCGAAGTATTCGATAAAACGCTTGGTGGCCCCATTAATTACCCGCTTGACGACCACATAGACGGTCATACCTTGGCTATTCTCGTGCGGCACAACCGCTACACTTTCAAACTCGCCGTCGGTCACTGTGCGCGACCATGCGGCCACTTCCTGCCGCGGCTTGAACGTCAGCCCTGCCAACTGGCCATTCTCCATTATAAAAAATACGATCGCATTGGGTATCTGATAGTACACTGGCTGATGATGGGCAAATTTCATCTCGCTAATCTGCCTCGCGAAGATCGTCAAGTCGCTCGGTACGAAACTGTCAGCATCGGCTGATTCGCTGACCGAGTAGCTCATTGAGTTGACCTGTGTTTTTAAGCGTTGCAGGACGATAATCGCACTGTCTACCGCAAGCGGCTGTACGTGTTGTGATCCGACGTGCGAAATGGTTTTGATTAATGGCGGGGTATCTCCAGCGATGGGCGCATCTGAGCCTGTACCGCGCGCAACATGCTCGTCATTGGCAGTTGCGATAAACAAAGAGCCGAGGGAAGTAAGCGACTGGATCCCGTCTTGGCTTTTCGCCCGGATCGTAAATTCATAAGCGTCGGTAGCGAGTGCGCCAACGGCGAAACTATTGAGATCGTAAAGATTCGACCCCCAGACGGTTGTTGGCTGACTGGTTGTTCCCGCTGCGAGCAGGCGCCCTTGGTGAAACTCGAGGGCAAACGGAAATCCATGGGTTGCCGACCAGCTACCCTCATGAAGCCGCCAGGCGCCGATAGCGACCACTCCGGGGTTCGCTGTTGTCGACTCGGTGAGTACGGATCGTATAACGCCTTTCATTTGTATCGCACTTACGTATTCTGTCAATTCGATCGTGCCGCCCAACAATTTGATGAATTTCCCTACATAGCTTGGGCGCATAGACGCGATGGAGAAATTGAGGTTGACCAGTGCGCCGATCGGTTCTTTTTTTGATTGTACGTCACAAGTCGCTTGTGGAGCGCCGCGAAGAAACCATAGGCCGGCTGCGATCCCAGGGGTCCAGTTGTAGGTCTTTCCAGCGCTTTGATTGAAGGAAAATGCCGCGTCAATCGTAAACGTATTGGCCGTTAGAATCGCGGTAATGATCCTGATCTCGCCGGCCTGAGCCCCGCTAGTCAAAATGATCGCTTGACCGGCAGAGCGACCATGCGCCGCCGATGTTACGGTCGTGCCCGAACTCGACAATGTTGGCACGCTTGCGGTAAAGACAGCGGAGAAATCATCTGTTGTTGTAACCGAGAGCTGCCGATCAGTATCAATCGCAGTGATGTTTCCTATCCCAGTTCCGGCGACCACCCGGCGGTCCTCATCCCCTAGTAGGAATATATCTGTTGCTGTGCGCCACTTTATATCCCCGCTGTTTGCCGAGGGATACCCTGCGACATTTAAGTTATCGTCGGAATTGAACGACGGCGGCGGATCGGCATTGAAACTTGCCCTGCTCCAGTTCGTATCGGTCAACCGCGTTAATTTTTGAATCTCGTGTGCGCCATCGGCGCTAAATAAAACGTCTGCCGATTGACGAAAATGCATATGAAGGAGATCGGCATCTGTGTATGGACTGCCGCTGACCTCATAGGGAGACCCTCCACTCATGAGCTGCGCGCGATTCTTTATAAAACGGAAGCCTCCCTCAAAATATTCGATCACAAACGAATCATCGGTGGAGTACTCGAATGATTCCAAAAGAGACGGCTTGTTCGAGTTTTTGACTTCGCAAAGATACTTGGTGCCAGGCCGGCGATAAGCACTCCCCTCTGGATATGGCCAGAAGTTTTCCATGACACGGACTGCATTGTAGCGTTTCCCAACATCGGGACGATCTTCGAAGAGGTCGGACACTTCGCCGGCTGACATGTTAGTTTGGAGGATGGTTGGTTTGCGCGCCATTTATTCCTCGCGCACATCATCGGTCAGAACAGTTGACACCATAACTTCTTGACTTCCTTCTTGACTATCCGTCGCCTTAGCGTCCGACATCTGCACCTGATAGAGCTTGTAGAGATCGTTTGACTTCACCGCATCCGAATTCAAGGCCATCGCCAAACGGGAGCCGAGTAGGGTAACGAATGCCTGCCGGAAATCCCCCGTCCACTGGTTCGGATCGTCAACCCACTGGTTGTAACTCAGAATGATTGAAGTCTCGTTCGAATGGATTTTCCGCCCGCGGACTTTCCACAGTCTGCGATTGAAGATTCCATTTACAGAGTTAACGCGCACGCAATCATTAGGGAGAGTGTACTGATAGGCAAAGCCGGTGAGTGGCACCGCTGCATCTTGAGCAAGTTCCTGATCTACGTCAGCAAAGTTCCACTTCGCATCGCGCAACATGGCCACGAGGAGCGAACCGAAGTACTGCTTGCAGTCGACCGCTACCGGATCCGCGGTATTATCGAGATCGCCAATCTTGGCCTTGCCCAACAGGCCGAGAGACTCGTTGCAGATATCGACTGGAGCGAAAGTTGCAATGACTGCCATTTAATACCTCGCCTCGTTGTGGTTGTCGTACTCGATATCGATCTCGCCTTGGTCCAATGTCGTGACTTTATATCCGCCTAGCCAGATTCTTTGCGTGATCGACTCCTCGACATACCAGGCGCCCGCCGCTTCTGTCCGAAAGCGCAGCACACCGCTTGTCGGATGATCGAGCCTGAAAAGCGATCCAGCAACACTCCCAGCCATGCCATGAACGCGAATCGACTTGATCAAAATATCGCTGGTCGTGATCGTGTTGCCTACATCGGCGTTTGTCAGAGTAATGACTTTGATCATCTCAATTCATCCACTTTAGAAGCGCTAGAACCATAGCCGTCCAGCTGCGGTGCCAATGGCGAATCTTGATAACGCGCATCGTTGGACTGCCTCCAACTTCCCCACCGCCAGCGTTGCCAAGATTTTGTAATAAAAGCAGCATAGCTGCCTACACTCCCGTCAACATAAAAGCATTTCTGATCGAATATCTCACGATCCCACTCCCATCAAGGTCAAGTTCTGCTGCACTGCTAAATCTCCGGCTTCATAGGTTTCAATTTCGTTGTTGGCGAGTGATCCAGAAGAATGCATATACAATTGCAATCCAGCGCGGCCACTCGATGAAGTGCCGCCACCTAGACCATTCAATAGCTGAGTGCCATTATGATAACAGATTAATTCATCCCCATTCGCTGAAAAGGTCATGGTATCGCCACTCGTCCAGGATGTTGAACTCTCCGATGCTACGCCCGTAGGTACCCCAGCCGTCCACTTATAAATAGCTGTAAAACTACCGTTTGTCTCTGCCGTGCAGCTATACCCAGTTAACGTTGATGGAGCCGTCATTCTAATCCAAACAGCAACCGCCGCATTGAGTGCGCCTGTCAGTGTTTTTATTGTCGCTGTCGCGTATTGGTCGTTAGCTAATCCAGTGCTGTTACTCTCTATGGAATCTGTGCCAAGAGTCGTCGGGCGTACCGCATTGCTTACCAGGTTTAACGCTGCAAACCCGTAACCGGCATCCCAATCCGCCCCAATGTCAGCATTATCTGCGCGAGTAAACGTGTCCTCGAATGTGACATTAGCCCACGCAGACCCAATCAACACAAGGCTAAGTATGATTGCTAACCATCGACGCATTATTTTAACGCTTCCATGTGCGAGATTTCGCGATCGTTTGCTCCACGCAATTTGATTTCTTGTCGCGCTAAAAACTTAGAAACCTCGACTACCTTGCCAGGCGGAATAATATCATCAGGCACCCAACAGTACATATTGGATGTCAGTGGCGCTCCGGTGACAGGATCGTTCTTGACGTAGCAAGACCAACGAAATGTCGGTACTAACGCTAAGATTTGTGCATAGGTTTTTACTCCAACCAACCCAGGCCAATCGGGAAGATAGGGGCTTTCCCGCGTACCCGAGCCAGTAATTGGCACAAGCACATAAAACAGCAGTATCGTAATTAAATGCTTTTTCATCTGCTAACGGTAAAAGAAATTCAGCACCAATTCATTCGCCGCAACCGATCCGGTCCCATCAACTGCCGTGGTGAGGCAGTAGCCAATCCCCGTTCCAAACGCCACGCCGGGCGGAATCGAAATATTCGTTCCCGCGCCAGCAGTGTTACCGGGGATGATGAAAGTATTGATGATAGATGCGTTGCAAGTGGGTGTTCCTGCCGTATTGTAAAGGTGGATGTACCGCGCTGAAGCATTCACGTTGCTTGCGATGATTGCGTAAAGCTGCCCCGCGCTGGCCTTGAGATTGGTCGCGTTGGTCGTTGCCGCGCTCACCAGCCGCGAAGTAGACGTGCCCCCGTTGGTCGCTGCTACCGGCGCTACCCAGAGAGCGCCATCCGAAGTCGTGTTGATAGTCGAGTTATCGCCGGTGGTGCCCGAGGACGAAGCAAGCGTATCTCGGCGCACTGCCCCGGACATCATCAAATTGCCGCCGGCAGTTTCCCCGGCGTCCTCGACGTAGACGCCCCAGTTAGCCGCCGTGCCGGGGTTGACGGTCGGCGTACCGGATATTGCCACTTGGCCGGTCGAATCGCTGGCAATGGTCACTCGCTGAACGCCTGTGCCGCTCGCGCCGTTACCCATCGTAACCGCGACGCCGTTCATTGTCGTCACATCGGTCTTTAGGTTCTGCGCCGCCGTGAGTTGCAGCGATCCAGCTTGACCAGTGGTCAGCGTGGCAGGTGAGGTAACGAATCGCCCGCCGACATTGACAACGTTGGTAGGAGCTGTGGCATTTGGCGCACTATCTAGTGTCGCGCCCGCGTTGCCGACGGTTCGCACGACGCCAATAACTTTGGTTGTTTCCGCCGTGAGAGCGACAAGATTTGTCGTGCCTGGAGTGGTCTGATCGATGCTGGTTTTACCGATCACGTTCGTTCCAGCAGGGAGAGCCGCGCCAATATCGACGCGATTCGTTGTTCCAGGCGTGGTCTGGTCTATGCCTACCTTGCCGATGATTGCCGATCCGGCCACCAGCACAGGAGCTGTTGCGATGCTGACAGGTTGCGTCACACCAGAACCATCGACGTTGAGCCGCCCGCTTGTAACATTAGCCTGGGTCGTGTCTCCTGTGCCGTCGCGAATTATGCCGTCAAAGAATGTCCCTGTTCCGGCATTAGCAGTGACGGTGCCGCTAACCGGCAACGCAGTACCAGAGCCATCAACTTTCAGTCCGCCACCTGCGCCAAGAGCGGCAGGTAGCCCGCCACCTTGAAGCGCTGAAGTTGCAGCGCCCGTCGGCAACGGCAATGATCCGGCACTGACAGGTTGCGTAACGGCGCTACCGTCTACTTTCCATGCCGTCGTGTTTGCAGTATTTCCAGGTTGAACGGTCCAAGTTCCAGATTGAGCTGCATTGACTGTCGGAGTATTAGTAACAGCCACATTGGCTGAAGTGCCGGTTAGCGCCCACACCGTGCCATCTGGCCGCATCAAGAAGTTGCCGGTTCCGGCATTGGCTGTCACCGTGCCGCTAATTGTGAAAGTGCCGCTGCCAGCGTTAGCCGTAATGGTGCCGCTGATTGGAACCGGAGTGGCCCTGAGCTGAGCATCGGTAAGCGGCCCGGTCACAGTAACCGTGCCGTCGATCACGCCGACGTGAACCCATAACCGCCCTGTCGAATCGACAATACACCGCGCCCGGTCGCCATCGGCGACACCTGTAGCTACCGCTGCCGTATCGGCGCGGACGCAACCAAGCATGTCTAAGTTTTCGGTATCGGTCGAAGCACTGCCTTGCTGACGTGGCGGGGCCGGTTGAGCACCAGCCTGCGCGGCAAGCAAGACAAACAATAAGCTAGAAAATAGTTTTCGCATCATGCAAGTTTCTCAAATTCCTGAACAGCTAGATTAGAAGCTGCTGCTCCTGCGATGGCGTTGACCGCTTCAGTCGTGAAAGAGAATTCGTCCATCCTGAAGATTCCACCGGGAAACAAAATTACCCCGCTCAGCAATACCGCTGCTGCTCCGAAACCTAAAGAAATCGTCGCTTGCGAAGTGTTCGTAAGGATAAGCCCTTTACGATTCGCGTTTTGTGCGACCGCTTCAGCCGATACGTCACCTACTGATACTGCGGTTGGAGATAATGGCGTGAGAGATGTTTTTGAGGTAACAGGAAGTGGTGCGGTTGGCGAAACGTCTGTAGCTTCCCCGTCAACGCCAAACTCAACTTTTACTCGTTGATGCTTGACACCGCTAATATCGTCACTGGCAATAACATCGCCAACAGTCGTAGCAGCATTGAGAGTTGTATTGTCAGCCATCGCTATTTAGCTTCACGCCGCGTTAGCAGCAAATATAACAAGTCTGCCCAATAGCCACTCCCTTCAAATAGAGTGTTGCAGATTTTCGATCTGCTGTCTTATCTTTGCCGTGAGCGTGTCGAGCTTGTTTTGTTTCTCGGCTATTTCCGCGTCCAGTTGCGCTTTTACCTGTTCGGCATGATCCTGCGCTTCCTTGGCGAAGAAATTTGCTTCCTCGCGCGCGCCGGCCAAGCCCGTCTCGATCTTTTTTAAGGCATCAGCGCGAAGTTGTGCTTCGAGCTTGTCCGCATCGCCTTTGACTTTAGCCAGAGCCTCCTCGCGTTTGGCTTTCAAAAACCCTGCGGATTTCTTTATCTCTTCCCTGATTCCATCGATCTCGCCGCGCTTACTGTCGATCGCTCGATCAAGCGAGGCAATCAGGCTCTCCTTGTCCTTAAACTGAGTCGAGAGCGCTTCGAGTCCTGCCAATGCTTCGTCGTGGCGCTTGAGAACATCGCTGATCTGGTTGATCGCCGTATTACGATCGCGTATTTGTTCAAGCACCGCGCGCGCTTGCTGGTCTGTCATTTCATCAGCCATATTCCCCTCTTCATTCTATAAATCCAGTCACGTTGACATATCTTGTGCCAGCCCCTGGATGCACAAAGCACAGCGCTGCGTTCGCCGAAGTCATGATCGGCGTTGCCAATGCACCAGGGCCGGCCTCGTCAAAGGCGGTGCCGATAGATCCCACATAAACAGTTGTGGTCCCTGTGGCGCAAGCGGTTCCAGTCCCATATTGCAGGGTCATGAAGTTTGTCGTGGTGGATATGATCGATGACGACCACTTGATTCCGGTGATGTATCGGCGCTGACCGGTCTCCAGCACGGCGCAGCCGGTGATCTCGGTCAACGTTGTCGCCGTTGAAGTAATCACGCAGTTGAACTCGCCGCCTCTACCGCGCTGCGCCTCGGCTGGTGATACCCAGAAGAGAACCGCGAAAAAGATTGCTGCTAAGAATTTCATAGGTTCACCTTAATCAAATGTGATTCCGTCAAACACGGTGGCGAAGGCTTTGGCGTACCAAAGAGTTCCATCGCAAACGAGTTCGACCCGATCGCCGATCACCGCTTTGTTCGCAACGAAAGTAATCACGTCGACCGCTGTGCCGTTGGTCAGATCAGGATCTGTCGCGCTGTTCACGTCGCCAGTGTAGACCTGCCCATGGATGACATTCTGAGTCGTCCCATTGGTCGTAATCGTGTAAGCCGTGGTCGGCGCCACTTTGACGACGAAGGTGAATTTTAATCCGGCCGCTGGCGCCGGCAGTTTGGTATCGAACCCGCCGGCAGTGCCGAGGGTGAGCAATTTACCGGAATCGGCAGCCACTAGAACTTTAGTTGTGGTAAGAGCTTCGACTGGATCGACCAGTACGGCCGAAGTCACCGCGATAGTGAATCCCAAGTCTTCGTTATAGACCAATGTTTCGCCGGCATTGAGCGTGACTTTATAAATCTCGTAGGCTACTCCGCCGATATCGATCTGGATAGTAATAGCATTTGAACTGGATGCATGTTTATTCCGAATGGTAAATTCGTCGATGACGCGCTGCACAGAGCTGTTTCCCGCGGCGCAAATATCATAAGTAGCAGCCGCAGTAATCGCTGTAGCCTTGCGCCCAGGCAACTCCCAACCTTTATTGTAATCGCAATATTTTACCAGAGCATCACAGGTGACAGCAGAAGCGCTGACGACCTGAAGTATATCGGTAGCAGCAAGCAGCATGGAGTTCTCCTTATGCGACCTTATGGGCGGGCCAGTTTACGACCCGCCCATAAGAGCATCGGTTATCAGTTAATGTTTAGCTGATGCCAAACCAAGCCTCGCCCTCAAGTAGACCTGCCAACCAGGCTATGTCACGAATATCCATTATGTCGTGAGGAGGTTAACAACGCCTACGCAGATTCCGGCTGTTGCAAAGGCTTCCGTTGTGTTCGTGAGACACAGGAACTGATCGGCATCGCAAACCAACCCAAAGCTCAGAGCTACGGTAGCGCCTAGCGCTGAACCGCCAGCAGCATCCCAATCAGCCGCTGCAAGATACTCGTCGACATCGATGATTGCCCCGAGCGTGATACCGTCAGATGCAACGGCGTAAGTCCCAACGGCGCCAGTGGCGGCGCCGCCGGCAGAACTCAAGGCGCTATGCCGCTCGAGCCCGCCAACGAAGCGCTCGTTCTTATACATCTTGCCGCAAACAAGCACATCGCCGATGTTTCCGGCGGGCAGGGAAAGAAATTCCCAATACAGCGCGCGCTGGCGCCCGCCCTGAGTATTAGGACCGATCAGTCGTCCGGCACGGACTTTGGTCCATCCGTCACCATAGACGGTGGCCATGCCTTGAATGTCAACCAAGTGATCCCACCATTTCTTTTTTCGCACAGGCTGGAGCGGCGAATAGACCGCCTCGTGATACAGCCCGCGCGCGCCTTCGACAGTTTCCTTACAAAGCCAACCACCGCCAAGGTTGAAGATCTTCTTCTGTGACGGCATTAAAATCTTACTCATGTTAGTTGCCTCTTTCCGGGTATTCACCCCTGGTAAATTGAGAACATTGATATTAGGTCAAAGCGCGAATCGTGATCTCATATTCGCGATCGTCATCAAGGCCCAAGCTCGCGGCAACCGCCCCGAACAAATTCTCTGGTGTGGCCGTGTAAGTGAACACGACCTGCGTTGCCGCCAGATGAGTCGGCCGCGCTTCGCTTTCATGCGCCGTCGACGGTACGAGAGTAATCGTGGTCGCGTCGATAGCCGACTTCTTGAAGCGCTGAATGACCAGCCCTTCTTTCGCTGTGACTGCCATTTAGGATCACCTACCTTTCCCGGAATCGCCCGTTAGACAGACTCGTCAACGTCAATCTGTATCACACCGGGGTCGTCCACGCGCACCGAACCACCGCTCAATTTGATCATGGCAAACCAGTTATTCCAGTGACTCGGATCTCGGCCAGTCTCGACGCCTTTCATGAGACCGATCGCCATGCCAATCGCGTCCTTTTGGATGCGCAGGCAAGAGCGAATATTGCCGGTCTTGTAAAGCTTCGTAGACTCGCGCCATTTCGCGCCGTACCAGGTAGCGTCCATGGGGAAGCCGCCAGCTGATAATGCGTTGATGGTCGAATAATCCGCGCTGGTAGCGGTCGGATCGGACAGTAATTGCTCCATAGCTTTTGGGCTATGGAAAAAATACTGATCTTGGGTCTCGACATTCGCCTCGCCCTGAATCCGCTTTGACTGGCGAATTTTCGCCATGGTCAGGCCGGCGCCGGCGTTGGCAATCTGGTAAGTGGCGACGAACGAGGTGGCGCTGGAAGTGTTGGCGCCTTCGTCAACAGTCTCCGCGGTCCCGAGCGCGCCGCCGATATTAGTCGTCCCTTGCGAGAGGACCATATCGTCCTTTTTGCGCTCCATCGCGTAGCCGAGCATTTGAGCCAGTTCCGACTTGGGATCGGTAAGAGTCCGAAACTCGTCGAAGTCGTCGGTGGTCACTGCCAAAGCGAAATCATACAGCGTGCACCGACGTTTGGTCTGCGAGGGGTTGCTATACTGAGTCGTTCCGTCGCGGGTAGTCATCGGCAGCATGTCATGCGAAGCCAACCGGTTAAACGCCTCGGTTTTGCCTTTGACACCGGTCTTTAAGCGCACAGCGCCGTCGACCATTGCTTTCTTCTGCTGGGCTAGGTGGGTAACGGTGGCCGATACCCCATGATGAAACCACGCCTCATTCTCCAGCGCGCCGGTCTGCCCGATACGTCTGTAAAGTTCAAATATTCCGAGGATGAAACCGGCGATGCCGGCCATCCAAACGAATATACATCGAGAGAGATTTCTGAGAAGATTCATGTCGCACTCCTTA